ATGGCAGCATTAGAACCACCAAAGGGATAAGATAATGGCTGAGAGAATAGTAGTAGCTAACCCCTTTGCAAATCAAATTTCAACCGTAGGACCAACAGCTAGACCTGTAGACATCTACAAGAAAGCGCAGGTAAAGACAGGTGGCTTTGAGTCACTATCTAAAGCATTAGATGTCTTTAACCAGAAAGCCCTGCCAGCATTAGGTCGCATAGAAGAACGATCTGCTGAAAAAGAATTTGCACAGGGTCAAGAACTATTTAACAAGACCCGCACATCTATGGGTGATGCAGTTAAGGCTGGTCTAGTAGAGGAAGGCGCAAGCCCGTATCTCCGCAAAGGATATCGTGTTGCCCGTCTGAATACATTAGGTGCGCGATATGCAGATGAACTAGCAACCGCACTGACAGCACAGAAGCTGTACAAGAACGGCAGTCCTGAAGCGATTGAGAAGTTCACCACAAAATTCTATGAGGAATTCCAAGAAGAGAATGAGTTTGGTGGTTTCATCGATACAGAAATCGCTCAGTATTTCTCTGGTACGGCTGCAAAAGCAAACGAAACATTCCGCGCATCTTGGCTAGAAAAGCACACTGCTTGGCAGAAGGCTGAGAACTACCGGATGATGGCAGATGAAGTCAGCACTATGACTTCCACCACGTTCACGGACAGTGACACGCCTGAAGAAAGAGTTCAAAAAACAGCATCGCTTGTCGAATGGCTCAATCAGAAAATTAAAGATGCCAAGATAGATGGCATGGATAACGCCAAGGTAAACGCTGCGATAGTCGATAGCCTAGTATTGTCGGCATATGAAAATAACGATGCGTCTATCTTAGATGTAATGAGTGAGGTTATCACAGGCACTGGTCCTTTAGGTTATACCAAGGAAGCTAGAACGGCTGTAGTGGATGCCTCCGAAAAGATTGCTAGTATTCAAGAACGTGCGGCAAAACGAGAAATTCTTGAAACAAAACGAATAAACAAAGAGAAAATGGATGGTGCTGTGACGCAAGGCTTTGCTGCAGCAACCTTAGTTTATGAAGGTAAAACCAAAACAGAGGTCGATGGTGAACAAATAGACACTGAAGATTTATTCAAGTCTGCAGTGGGCCAGCTTTACGAAGTTGGGACAACGGAAGCTATTGCCCAAGCTGAAGCCATGACCAAATATTATTATGCACAGGTTAAAGCTGGAGATGAAGATAGAAACGTAGATGAAAAAATATATGCTGAATTTCTTGTAGATATCCTAGATCAACCCAACATCACCAGAGCCACATCATTTGTTGCTCAAGGTTTAGAGAGAGGTGAGATTGATGGTGGGCAAGCTAATCAGCTTCTATCCTTCTATGGGCGCAATCAAACCAAAGCAGGTAAACCTAGAAAGGCTACCTATGACGATAGCACCTATGGTGTTGGTAAAATAATGAAGGGTTTCCAAGCTATAATTATTGGCAACGAGTTTGATGCCAAACCAGCAGCAAGATATAGGTCGTTTCAATTTGGTCAAAAATTTAGGGAAATGTACATTACTAGTGAAAACGAGTTTAGAATTCAATCAGGCACTGACAGATATCCCACCCCAAGAGAAGCACAGTCTATTGCAACACAAATAATTGAAAGTCTCAAATCAACGTATGTCGATTTCGACACTCTTGAGGAAGCGAGGGAAGCTAACGAAGACAGTTTAGTTTCCAATAATCAAATCCCCGTCCCAACTTTTTAATTTAAGGAATAACCTATGGATGATTTTGAAGTCGTTCAGGATGTGGCGAAAGCCAGAGAATGGCTCACGGCTAACCCCACCCAAACAAACGGCTTTGATGAAAAGTATGGGTTAGGTTCTTCTGTTGCCATTTTGAATGATACATACGACCAATACACACCACCAAAACCTGAAGAACCTGAAGATGGCTTTGGCATGGATATGCTTAAAGGGCTTGTTGAAGGCGTTGTTCAAACTGGTGTGGAAACCGCCCAGTTTATTGGTGACATTGCTGGTACACAAGGCGCACATGAATATTTGAGCCTAGACCAAATGTCAGAACTTGGGCTTGGAACTGCAGAACAAATAGAGCAAGTTCATACAGAACAACATGCTGCAGACTTACAAGTCCAAAAGAATAACCAGATTATGCAGGACAAGTTGGGTACAGTCACAGTCTTTGGTAAAGAACGTGACACTACTTTAGGTTCTGTAACCCAAGGTATTACACAGTTTGTTGCTGGTATGCTTGGTGTAAGTAAGTTAGCTAAGATTAAGGCATTCTCCACCATTGGTGGTGGTATGGCAGCGGGTGCTATAACCGATGCTGTAGCCTTCGACCCTGACGAAGCAAACCTTGTGCTTATGCTTGAAGAACAGTTTGGCATCAGCAACCAAATTGCTACAGACCTTCTAGCAAATGATGAAGATAACGAGTGGGAAAACCGTGCAAAGAATGCGCTGACAGGTACTGCTATTGGCTTACCTATAGATGCCATCGCGGTCACTCTGAAAACCATCAAATACATGAGAACTAGACGTAAGGTTAAAGATGAAATCAGAACCAATGGTGAGGCAAGCGAAGCGACACTGAAGGAAGCTGAGACACTAGAAGCTGAAATCAAGAACATCAAAGATTTAGATAGCAAACCTAAAGGCCAATTCTCAATGGATGCGCCACGGTTTACTACTGATGATGGTATGGTCTTTAACACCCAAACTGGCGCACGAATGGTGGATGAAGAGGTTGCTAGTACAGCGGCCCCTAAAGCATCTGAAGCTGGTGAGGCAGGTGCAGCACCTAAAGCTGTTGATGATGCAGCACAGCCGCCAGAGATTGGCTCTGTGGCACCAGCAGCACCTAAAGTAACTAGCGAACAGGTGGACGCAGCAAAAGCATGGGATGCAAGGACAGCAGGGCAAACGGATGCAACGCCTACAAACATCGATGGGCTAGATGTTGTCCCACCTGCGTCAGCAAAACCTGACACTGCACCACCAAAAATGGAGGTTCCTGCCAAGGCACCGGAAGTTCAAACAACAGCACCTGCAGCACCTAAGCCACCCAAGCCTCAGAAGGCTACACGGTTCATTACTACTCAGCGTCTGAAAGATGCTGCCATATCTGCTAAAGCTATGCAGCCAGCACAGATGACGCCTATTGGTCAGCTTAACCATCTGGGTGATAATATTGGTGGTTTGAACTTGGACACGATGGATGGACCAATAGATGGTATAAAAGTCATCGATCAGGTTCAGGATGCTCTGGCAGATAGTGGTGTCCTTAAAGATATGGGACTTGATAAACCACAGACATTGAAAGAAGTGGAAGAGGCAGCATTAAAAGATGTTGCTGAAGAAACTGGAACCCCTGTCAATGTACTGAGCGACCAACTAGCTGAACTAGAACTAGGTGCTAGACAGACTGCTGAAAAGATTGTGGCAGGTAAGATGGTATTACAGTCCACAGGTCGGCGTGTTTCAGAACTATCTGACGCAGTTACAAGAGCGGCTGATGAAGGCAATGTGGACACCAAACTGGAACGCAAACTGGTGGATGCTCTCACACTACATGCAGATGTACAGGCAAGCGTACAAGGCTTGCAGACAGCATCAGCACGGGCAGTGTCTGCAGGACGTATCAGAACAGCAGACGCACTAAGCGATGCCACACTAGACAGACTGCAGCACTTTGGTGGTTCCAAGAAGGTTCGCAAGTTAGCCAAACAGCTTCAGCTTGCAGGTAACAATAAGAAAGCCAGAGCCAAGATTATTAGGAAAGCTAACGACAATCGGTGGCTTGGTGTTGCTAATGAACTATGGATTAACGCTATTCTATCTGGACCTAAGACACACCTAATGAACATGGGTTCCAACGCTATCAATATGCTTGTGCGCCCTGCCATGCGTACAGCAGGTGGTGTACTTACAGGCAACCCACAACAGATCGAAGAGGGCATCAGGCAGTACATGTACATGACTGCTGAATTAGGTGAGAGCCTGAAGTTTATTATGGCACTGGGGATGTCTAAAGATGACAGCGCGTTGCGGAATGCAATGAGGTCGCTGTGGCGTGAAGAAGGCATCTTGGATACAGCATCTAAGTTTGACTTTAATCAGACAGGTAGTGGTCGCAATATCTCTGGTCAGAACCTGCGAAGAGGCAGCGAAACTAGAGGTGGCCTAAGAGATGGTGCTATCGATACAACAGGTAAAGTTGTAAGAATGGCTAGTCGTTTCCTCATGGCTGAAGATGAATTCTTTAAACAGATTATCTTCCGGTCAAGGCTACGGGCTAAAGTAGCTTCAACAGCTAGAAGGATGACAGATGAAGACCTAGATGCTGCTGGCTATGTGTCCAGACAAGAATTTATTGAGAAAGAACTAGATCAGGCAATTCTTAACAAAGAGGCACTTGCTAGTAAATTTGATGAATTAGTGCAAACAGGCCGCATCGTAGATGATGAAGAAACTAAAGAGGCATTCATCAAAAAGTCATTAGGGATGTATAACCACAACTCAAAGATGGCTGTAACAGCACTGGAAGAGGCTAGAATTTCAACCTTTACCAACCCTCTTGAGGCAGGGTCTATGGGTAAAAGCGTTCAAGATTTAATTAACAGGCAACCTATACTGCGTCAGATCATGCCCTTCATTCAGACACCTATAAATGTTCTGAACCAAGGTTTTGAGAAAACACCATTACTTGGTCTGCTTGTTAACAACAACAGAATGAAGTTGAAGAATGGCACACCTGATGAAAAGGCTATGGTGGTCGGCGCACAGGCAATCGGCGCAATTACTACCTTTGTAGCAGCACAGTATGCTATGAATGGTAAGATAACAGGCGGTGGTCCTAGCTACGCATCTGACCGTAACAAAGCAAAACTTTGGAACGCTTCACCTGATTGGCAACCTTATTCTGTCAATGTCGGAACAGACGAAAAACCACAGTGGATTGAACTTAAAAAGTTAGACCCACACGGTACTCTGTTTGGCATTGTTGGCGATGTTTATGAGATGATTGAATATGGCAAAGATAAGCAAAACTTTGAGGGTACAGAACTGCTAGGTATGATTGCAGCGTCTTTCGCAAACAACGTGATGGATAAATCATACATGGGTTCATTAAGTGATTTCATGGGAATGCTTGATGGCTCAACAACAGGTGAACAAATACAAAATTTCCTAGAAAACCGCGCAGCATCTATGGTGCCTTTATCCAGCCTTCAGTACCAAATGAACCAGCAGAATGCTGAAGCAATGGCAGAAATGCGTACACTAACTGATAAGATCAAAGCGCGGGTATATGGTCGGTATGATGAACTGGAACCCAAGCATGATTGGTTAACAGGTGAAAGTGTTAACACACCGGAGTATGCTCTTGGATTTATACGTCAGAAGCAAGTGGATAGCGGTGAGCATCAAGCTGCAGCAGTCTATGCAGAACTGCGTAAACTAAACCACGGGTTTGTCGGTCCTATGAAAAAGATTGGCGATATTGAAATGCGTCCAGAAGTATTTCAGCGTCTTAATGAACTTGTAGGAACCACACAAATTCGCAGAAGAACCTTGCTGCAGTCTATCCAAAAAGTAATGGAATCCAGAAGATATCAAAAAATGACTGAACAGGCTGAATTGAACCCTGTAAGGTCTGAAGATGACCCAAGGGTCAAAATGATTAATGTGGAAATATTACGCTATAAGGATAGAGCCAAACAACTTCTTATGAAGGAATATCCTGAACTTAGAGAAGCCAAGAGAACTAATGATAAAATCATTAAGTCTATACAACGGGGCAAAGACCCTAGCGAATTAGAAGCACTGACATTTGAATTCTAATTACAGACCTCACTGGAAACGGTGGGGTCTTTATACTTTTTTAACGGAGACATTATGCCTGTATCTACAGTCACATATACAGCTAACGGGTCAACCAACCAGTTTTCTATTACATTCCCGTACATTGATACGGCACATGTTCTAGTATCAGTTAATGATGCGTCAGCTTCTTTCACCTTTCATAACAGTACAACAGTCCAGCTATCGTCCACACCTACAAGTGGACAGACAGTGGTTGTGTACCGTCAAACACCTTCATCAGCATTGGTTGATTTTACGGATGGCTCTACTCTTTTTGAGAGCGACCTAGACCTAGCTAACACACAAGCCCGTTACCTTTCAGAAGAGGCAAGAGACAGGGCTGACAGCGCGATAACAACAGTTACCGCAAACAAAGCAAACATCGATACTGTTGCAGGTATTGCGGGTAACGTAACGACAGTTGCAGGTGCTAATGCAAACATTGCGACAGTTGCAGGTGCTAATGCAAACATAACAACAGTTGTGGGTAATCTGACCAACATCGATACAGTTGCTGGTATAAATTCAAACATAAGCAGTGTGGCAGGTAATGCCTCAAACATTACTGCTGTTGCAAATGATGCTACCGATATTGGTGTTGTAGCTGGGAAAGCTACAGAGATATCTGCTTTAGGTACTTCAGCAAACATTACGAACATGGCAACGCTTGGTGCTACTGGTGTTGTTGGAGATATCGCTACTGTTGCTGGCGTTGCAAGCACTATGTCTGCGGCGGCTACCAATGCAAGTAATGCTGCAAGTTCTGCAACAGCGGCGGCGAACTCTGCAGCGGCGGCAGCGGCGTCTTTTGATACATTTGATGACCGCTATTTAGGCAGTAAGTCATCCGAACCATCTGTGGACAATGACGGTAATGCGCTTGTTAGTGGTTCGCTATTTTTTGATTCAGCCGTTGGAAGCATGAAAGTTTATGACGGTGGAAATTGGATACTTGCGACAAGCGCGGGTGCTGTAAGCCTGTTAGATTACGAATACACAGCAACGACTGGACAGACCACGTTTAGCGGCTCAGACAACAATTCGGCTACGCTGAGTTATTCGGCTGGTAATTTAATTGTAACGCTAAATGGTATCGTGCTGGACAACGGCAGCGATTACACAGCGACCAGCGGAACGTCTATTGTTCTGGCATCTGGCGCGGCGGCTGGCGACCATTTAGCAGTTGTGGCGTTCAAATCGTTTACGGTTGCTGACACTGTAGCGGCCTCAACGGGCGGCACGTTTGCTGGGAGTGTTAATGTTTCTGGTAAACTTGGAGTAGGGACAACCAGCCCATCAAGACCATTTGAAGTTTTTAGCACACAGCAAGTAATGCAACGTCTAAACTCAGGAACTAACTCTAAAGCACTTTTGTCGTTTGAGGACACCAATACAACGGGCGAAAATTATGTGTCTATTGGGTCTGAAGGCAATGATATGCTTTTCCGTACTGGCGGCGGTAATAGAGTAAAGATTGGTGCGGCGGGTCAATTAGGTGTAGGCGGCGCAAACTACGGAACAGCGGGTCAGATTTTAACCTCTGGCGGTGCTGGTGCTTCGCCTAGCTGGGCAGACTTAAACGCTGGCTTTCTAGCCAATGTGGTCAACGTAACAAGCGATACAACAGCTACAGCATCACAATCAGGCACCTTGTTTGTAATTAAATCAGCTACGGCAATTCTGACTTTACCCGCCCCTGCCGTTGGTCTTTATTTTGGAATTGTAAACGAAACCTCTACGCCAACTTTAATAAGAGTAGGGGGTTCTAATTCTGTATTTGCTAACAATATAATATTTCCACTTAACCATGATAGGTCAGTTGGAGTAGGTACATTTGTCGGAACATCTAACACTAAATATGCTTGTGATTTTGACCCTGTAAGTGCGGCTGTTATTTCATTCTTTCGAAACGGTGACCCAAACGCGACTAACTATTCTGAAACATGGAACATTGGAACTAATACAACAGCGATTTACATTGCAATGCACAGTGGTACAAATGGGAATTATTACACAAACACCAGTAGTATATATTTAAATGCTGGGGCAGGAGGCGCATCTTTTAGCGAAAAACTAATTACTTCATCTATCCCAACAACGCTCACAATCGCGGGTGATTACCGCCAATTTAACTCAACGGCGCATATAACCAACCCACCGACCAGTAGTCGTTTGACTTGTATTGGTACAGGCGTGAATATGTATGTGCAGCGTGGCACAGGTAAATATTACAACCAAGGTCATACGCAGAATTTAACTGGCGGCACGGCATCTGGCGGGGATTTCAACGCTAGTGGCGGCAGCGGTTCTGGTTCGTCGGGGACTAACTATGGTTCTGCAAACGCAGTTTACGGTGGTGGTGGCGGTGCTGGTAGTCCTGCTGGTGATGGGGGTAATGCCTCTACTTCTGGAACTACTCAAGGTATCTACGACCAAGACGGAACAGTTTGGTCGGGATATTCAAGTGTAACTCAAATGAAACACGGTGGCGGTACTGGTGGCAACCACGGAACGACATCAGGCGGGGGGGCCGCTGGCACTAAAGACAGCAACTCAATCACAATGACACCGTATATTGGTAAAGAGTTTCATTTAGCTGGTGCTGGTTCAACGCTTATAGACCAAACGGCTGCCCCTTCAAGCAATGTGCGGTATTATCATAATGAAGGTGCGAAGTTTGGTCATGCGATGAATGATTTGGAACACATAAGCAACACTAAGCTATTTTCTCATCCAGCAGCCGCTCCAAGAGGCTACGGTTTTGGGGGCGAAGCCCCCAAGGAAGCTGGCTGCACAATCATAGAGTTTAAAGGATAGCGTCATGATTGATGAAAGAATTATTGAGATTTATCGCCAACACAAACTAGACGCTGCAACGGTTCGCGGCGTAAGAAACAACTTGCTTGCCGAGACTGATTATCTGGGACTGTCTGATTGTACCATGTCAAACGAAATGGTTGGTTATCGACAGGCACTTAGAGACTTGCCTTCGTTATCTAGCTGGCCTGTTTTGAATATAGACGAGTGGCCTATCAAGCCAGAAGGAATTTAAGATATGACTAGAGCAAGAACAGCAGCAACCAACAGTCACGTTGCAACATACGTCCACCCGACAGGCGCGGGTAATCAACACGTTCCAGCGGCGGGTGCGACAGGTCAGCTATTGCAATACGCCAGCGCAGGAACAGCGGCTTGGGCTACTATAAGCACAGGCACACCAGCCATTTCTTTTCCGAGTGATTGGGCGTCACCAACAAGTACTTATTCATCTAGCGGAACTTGGTCTAAAGGTTCGCTTAACGATGACGATAGAGTTTGGTTTTTTCTTTTAGGCGGCGGTCAAGGCGCGTCCCTTCGCGTTGGTGGAAGGGGTGGTTCAGTACAACTAATCTATGGAAAAGCAAGTGATTTTGACGGTGCAGCTTATGTTGTAGCTGCGGGAGTTACTGGACAAACTACTGAACATTGGGACCCAGTTCAGGGAAATCAGACGACTCTGACACTTAGTTCAAGTAACGGCAGTCGTGTTTTTACAACAGGAGTACAGTCGGGCGGTCAGGCAAATGAGACTGTTAGTGAGGTAATAAAAGAAATACATCCACAAGTCACTGGGACTTATTTCTACGGAAGCCCTAACGATACATATAATATAACAAAAAAACCATTGCCAAGCGGTTATGGTTACTTTTTCGGTCAGTCACTTAATTACGGGCAAAATGTTATTTTTGGCGGCGCATTAGGTTATAGTGCTTACTATGGTGCTGGGGGAACAAGTTTACTTAGCGGGAACGGCGGTACGGGCAATGGTGGGCATGGCACATATCCTGGAGGTGGTGGCGCGGCTGGTGACAATGTAAATGGTGGAAATGGTGCGGCAGGGAACGTGAGGGTATATCATGTCTAAAATCTGGTACAACAAAACAACAGGCGATGGCGGTGTATTTGACGATGCAGAAGATATGTCAAACTGGCCTGACTTCCAAGCTGACGTAGTGGCAGCAACTGCAACCCAAGTACGCGCAGAACGTGACGCACTCTTAGCGGCGTCTGACAGCATGGCACTAGCTGACCGCATTACTGACGAGTGGCGCGTCTACAGACAGGCACTCAGAGATTTGCCAGCGGCAGAGGGTTTCCCTGACGTAGCCTTTCCTACGCCACCAAGCTAATGGTGCATGTGTTTGCACTCATGCTTTATGTGGGTGGCAAGCTAATAGAACCACCCATGTATTTCAGAAAAATAGAAACGTGTAATTATTACGCGAGAGAGGCCGTGCGAAGGTATGGCCTCTTAGATAACTCAAAGCACTTTGGGACAGCTTACTGTGTTCCTAAATATATTAATTTAGAAGAATTTAAGGTGTACTAAATGGATCAAAAACTAACTCATGCCCCACTAATATTTGGTCTTGTAGTACAAGGCGCAGCGATAGTCTGGACAGTCTCAATGATGATGTCAGACATCCAAGAGAACCGCAAAGATATCGGAGAGATGCAATTACGTGTCTCATCTTTAGAGGATGCAGTGCATGACCAAGCACTTAGCTTGGCTCGTATTGATGAAAACATAAAAGCAATTAGAGGCGCAGTGGAAGCAATCGCCACAAATAAATAGTGATTATTACGGCATAGCGTAAAAAATGAACACTTACGCTGTAGCGTAACTTATACAGCAGGAATATATTATGGTAGTGGCAGAGGTGCTGACAGGCATCGCCCTGATAACTAAGTCTGTTGAGTTTCTTAAAAAAACTGTTGGTACTGCTAAGGATATCTCAAGTGTCGCAAAGCAAATCGATGACCTTTTTGAGGGTAGTAAACAACTTAAAATAGAAGAGCGTAAGGCACGTAAAGAAGGCCAATCAATAACAGAAATTGTTATAAACCAACAACTTGCTGCCGAGCATATAGCCGAGGTTAAGGCATTAATTATAGGCCGTTTCGGTTTCTATGCATGGCAAGACATCGTAAAGTTGCAGCGTGATGCTCAACTTGAACAAAAAGCCCGTGCTGCAGCAAAGCGCAGAGAGGCTGAAGAGAAAGCAGAACTGGTTGGAGATATGGCAGTGGTTGGCTCCAGTGTGCTGATAGGCATCTTGGTGTTGGCAATCGTGGCTACTGTTCTGCTAATTATCTTATAGTAGGAACTAACAAACATGATGAACCTGATAACGGCACTACTTCCACAAGTGATGGGAGTGGTCGATAAAGTTATTCCAGATAAAGATGCGGCTGAGAAGGCCAAACAAGTCATCGAACTGGAACTGATTAAAGCAGCCAATGAAGTCAATCTGGCACAAGCAGAAACCAACAAAGTAGAAGCAGCACACAGATCGGTGTTCGTAGCGGGATGGCGTCCTGCGATAGGCTGGGTGTGCGCTCTAGGCGTCTTCTGGGCCTTCATGGGTAACCCCCTAGCCCAGTGGATAGGTGTGGCTGCAGGATACCCTATGGTGCTTCTACCAGTGTTTCCAACAGACAAACTATTTGAACTGGTATTCGCAATGCTTGGCATGGCTGGACTACGCAGCTTTGAGAAGATGAAAGGCATATCTAAATGAGTACCGCAACAAAAGATGCAATGGAAAGTCTGCACAAGATGCTGGCAGAAACTTTGATTGAAAGGATGAAAGACCCTGATGTCAAAGCTGGTGACCTTAATGTTGCCCGACAGTTTCTTAAAGACAACCATATCGAAGGCATGGCTGTAGAAAACTCGCCACTGGCAGACCTCGTAAAGACACTGCCAGACTTCAATGATGATGACACAGATATGAATGAGATGCGCCACTAGATGTTTAACAAAACAACCTCTCTTGGCGTACCTATAGAGAAAGACCCACTAACAGACTTCAGGAAGTTCCTGTTTGTTGTGTGGGACCACCTTAACCTTCCGAAACCTACAGATGTACAGTATGACATTGCGAAATACGTGCAGCATGGCCCCAAGCGTAGCATTATTGAGGCATTCAGGGGCGTAGGGAAGTCATGGATTACTTCAGCCTATGTGGTGTGGCTGCTATACATGAACCCACAACTAAACATCCTAGTGGTATCAGCATCTAAAACACGATCTGATGACTTCACTACGTTCACCCTACGCCTACTCAAAGAGATACCTGTACTGGCCCACCTGATACCGTCAGAGGACCAGAGACAATCTAGGATATCCTTTGATGTAGGACCAGCAGCAGCCTCTCACGCACCCTCAGTGAAATCTGTAGGTGTCACAGGGCAACTTGCTGGGTCTAGGGCTGACGTATTGATTGCTGATGACATAGAAGTCCCTAACAATAGTGCAACCCAAGGCATGAGAGACAAGCTGTCAGAGGCTGTAAAGGAATTTGATGCTATCTTGAAACCAGATGGACGCATTATCTACCTTGGGACACCACAAAACCAAGAAAGCCTATACAACAAACTACCAGATCGTGGCTATGAGTTACGCATCTGGCCAGCTAGGTATCCATCAGAAGACCAGATGATCGGATATGGCGATAAGATTGCCCCACTGATTGTAGGTAGGCTGGAAAACGACAAGGATTTACTAGGGCAATCTACAGACCCTGACAGGTTCTCTGACTTCGACCTTATGGAACGAGAAGCATCCTATGGTAGGTCAGGTTTCTCACTGCAGTTCATGCTTGATACAAGGCTCTCTGACGCAGAGAGATACCCTCTCAAGGTGGGTGACCTAGTGGTGATGGACATACCCACTCACAGCGGCCCTGAGAAGGTCTTATGGGCATCTGATGACCAGCACATAATACAAGAACTGCCCAATGTGGCATTCAATGGTGACCACTACCACAAACCAATGTTCCTACCTGACAGCTTTGTAGAGTATTCAGGCTCTGTTATGTCCATTGACCCTTCAGGTCGCGGTAAGGATGAAACAGGCTATGCAGTAGTAAAGATGCTCAATGGATATCTGTATGTCAGGAGATGTGGTGGTGTAGCTGGTGGCTACACTGAAGAAGCACTGCAGAAACTAGCAGTCATCGCCAAGGAAGAAGAGGTCAATGAAATAATCGTTGAGAGCAACTTTGGTGACGGGATGTTCAATCAGCTTATGCTGCCAGTGTTGGGTAAGATATATCCAGTGACTATGAGTGAAGTCAGACACAACACACAAAAAGAAAAGCGCATCATCGATGTACTAGAACCTGTGATGAACCAACACAGACTTGTAGTGGACAAGAAGGTCATACAACAAGACTACGATAGCTGTCAGAACCTGCCACCAGAACAGGCACTCAGATATCAGCTTATGTATCAGATGACCCGCATCACAAACGATAGAGGCGCACTGACAAACGATGACAGGCTAGATGCTCTAGCTATGGCAGTCCAATACTGGGTCGATGCTATGGCACAAGATGCAGAACACAAAATCCAAAGCAGAAGAGAAGAAGTTCTGATGGATGAAGTCAATCGAATGAAAGATATGGCAGGTCTAGGGTTCGCAGTCCTTACAGGTAAACCTAAAGAAACAACACAAACTAAATGGTGAAACTATAGAGGAACCTGTGCCAGTTCCTTTTAAGAATAATCTTTTAGGTTGCACTATAGGGGGAGGGGAAGAAGTCTTCCCTCTATAGATGTCTTAAAGATGACTTAAAGAAAACTTAATTTGAAAGATAAAAGATGGACGAGGCAGCACCAACTTATAGTAAAACTATAAGATACTTAATGTTAACTTTAAGTAACCTAAGAGGAATGCTCAGTAAGACTTATAGTGTTATTGAGTGTGCTAGTTGTCATCGTGGGATGAACAAGACCGCCGAGATACTGCACAGAATGAGCGATGCAGAACTTAGAGATATCGGTATGACACGGGGAGATATCTATAGTAGGCTGAAGGAGAACTGTAAGGAGTGCTGTAAGTAGGGTGTCCTTATAAGTGGTGACGACGCTTTTGGTTTTGTTAAAAAAATGCGAGGGGGTATAACGATATGACGCCAGCCGAGTTTCCCCCCGCTGCCTTCCTGCATCGCGCTGCATTTTTGGTGTCGGTCTGTACCAAATTGTGTACCAGATGACCGGAATTGTCATATAAATAAGGGGCGCGGTAACAGTATCAGGGGCTGTTACGCTTGATATCTGCACGAAATGCGAGTGACTGCACGAAATGCGAAAAGACCTATCCGGTTTTTGCGTTTTACTTATCGTTTTCGTATACCCGCAGATACCCGCAGATACCCGCAAATACCTGCAGTTTACTTATCGTTTTCGCACGGCAAACCTGCAGCAAATCACCTGATGCAAATCACCATACAAACAAGGCAAATCAGGGCATCTGCCTCGCGCGGGTACTTATATCCATTCGTTTCGTGCTGGATTATTTGGCTGATATTCTGCAGCTTTCAAAAAATAATTTCGATTAAATAATCCATATAAATAAGGCTATCCGGTAGTTCCTGCAGTTTGTACCAGAATTTTTATGTCAAACCCGTATTGACAGAAAACCATATCTGCATAGAATTGGCGACACACCAACTAGAGAGGAAACGACATGACAAACATTCTGCAAATCATCATCGCACTAGCTGCAACGCTTATCATAATTTTTGGGCCATTCATTATCGCTGCTGCAATTGGTGGCGCTGCAGGAATGGCCAGCATCATCGTTACAATGCCGCTTCTGCCCTATCTTATCATTAACCTAGTTTAACCAAATCTGAGGGACTAACCACATGTCACACCACGATATCAAAACTTTAAAAGCTGCACAGGAAATCACAGGCAAGCTATCCAACCGGAATAGCAAAATGCCCGGCTCGACCTTTGCCATATCAGCCAAACATTGCAACGTCGGCGGCAAGCTGGTCAACGTCAAAGGCTCAGTATGTGACCGCTGCTATGCTATCAAGCTGCAGAACCTACGCCCTAGCGTGGACAAGGGGTGGACTGCCAACTATCTAGCCGCCACGACCATGATTGCATCTAATCCTGATAAATGGGCTGCAGGTGCTGCATTCCAAATCAATCGTATGTCCAAAAAGTCTGGCGAAATGTATCACCGTTGGTTCGACAGTGGCGACCTTGCCAGTGTCGATATGCTGGCGGCAATCTGCAAAGCTGCAGAATTGACACCGGACGTATCCCATTGGTTGCCCACCCGTGAAGCTAAGATTGTCAAAGATTATCGCGCCGCTGGTGGCGTTGTTCCTGCCAATCTTATCATCCGTATCAGCGCCACCATGATTGGCGACAAGCCTATCAAAGGTCATGCCAACACCAGCACGGTACACCGCAAAGGTGATACACCCGTGGGCCATGTTTGCCCTGCTAGTCAGCAAGGTGGTAACTGTGGTGACTGTCGCGCTTGCTGGACCTTTGACGTTCCTAACGTGTCCTATCCTTTGCACTAATCTAACCCGATATCACTTCCAACTTAGAAAGGTTTATTACCATGTTAAACGACAACACATCTTGGCAGCACTTTGAAGACCTAGCCACGCTTGATTGATCTTAAGGGCAGCACCGCGCGTGCTGTCTCATAAGACCAAACTGAAACCAACTGAAAACGATAGGAAACATTATGCAAACTGCACAGCTTAAAGACCTCAAAAAAGGCGAAGTATTCAAGCGCAAGCCTGACGCCAAAAAGTACTTTATCCGCGACGTATACTGCCGCTTTGGTCGCAAGTTTATCTGTATGC